TAGCACAGTCTGATAAAGATAACGAAACAACTTTCATTAAAGATATTTATGTTAATCATGTACAGAATAACCGTACAGCCCATGAAAAATCTGTAGAAGATATTCTTTCTATGCAAGTTCAGAATCCAGATAGAACTCTTGAAATGACCGAAGAAGAAATAAAAAAAACTGGTGGAGAAACTTACACTGTAGAAGAAATAGAAGATCTTAAAGCAAAGTATCTTGAGAAATATAAAAATAAAAAAGCTGCCGAAGAAGCTTTAGAAGCTGAAGCAAATCATAGATTAACAGATCAGCTTAATGACAAGTATAGAAATAATCCTCAAGCTTTGAAAAAGAGAATTATATTAAGAGATAAAACTTCTAATGTTGGAAATGCTTTAAACTTAGGTCAAGCTGAAGTTGATAGTCTTTATGAAGTTGCAGGTGACAATGAAATTGTGATTGATAAAGTAATTGAGGTGGGAAGACATAAACCTTCAAAATTTACTCATAAAGATAAAGAATATAAAGAAAAGATAGATAAAGTAAGTAAAGATTTTGACGATACTATGAGGGTATCACAGAATAGTATAAGGGAAATACTTTTAGAGCCAATTTCTTCTAATAAAAGGAAAGAAAAATTAAATGAAGTGTTTGGTTTTATTAACAATGCTAAAGAAAATCGTGATGCTCAATATAAGGAACTAGAGGAACAACAGAAACAAAAAGAAAAAGACGCAGATTCAGCGTCAAAGATTGCAGAGTTACTTGAAGAAGAAAAAGCAAAAGCAGAAGAAGCAGCGAAAGCAGAAGCAGCGAAAGCAGAAGAAGCAGCAATTAAAGGAGAAGGCGTAGATGCAGAAGATTCTAACATTAAGATCCTAGAAGGGGGAAATACTACAGAAGAGGCGAGTGATGAACAAGCAGACCAAGAGATTAAAGAAGTAGTAGATAAAGAAGAAGCAAATACTAAAGCAGCAGAAGAAGCAGACGAAATAATAACAAAAGAAGAAATTGTTCCAGATACATCAGAAGCTTCAGCAATGGTTGAAGAATTAAAAACTATAATTAACAAGACTCAACCTGCTGCCAACATAAAGGAGAAGTTTCGTGACTTCTTTGATGAGATATTAACCCCTTCCTATATGGTAGAACGTTTAGTATTTTTTAGATCTCAATTTCCCAATGCGGATATAAGAATTTTAAGAAAAAAGTTAAGGGATGAGATGGGCGATGTAGAATACATTCCTTTAGATGAAATAACTCAACTTGATTCTTCGCCTCCTGAACTAATAAAAAATTTATCTATCATTGATAAAGCATTAGAACAATATATATACGAAAAAACAAAGCTTATCACTACAGATCAGTTAGATAAAGTTGTGAAAGGATTTGAATTAAATCCTAATATTATATATAAAAATTTATTAAGCGCATCAAATCAAGAAGAGGTTACCCAAGCTGAATTAGAAATGTCAGATATAGTGGAAGGTAATCCAACGTTTGAAAGATTAAAGAGTTTAGCAGATGCTGTTGTAAATACATTAGGAATATTATCAGGACAAAAAAAGGTAAAGAATTTTGAAATTGTTAACGATAACACAGTTGTCTTTAATTACTCTGAAGATCCAGTAAAAGGTGCTGCTCTTACACAAGAAGCAGATGCATTAGAGTTGGATTATTTAATGACTAAAGAAGCTTATGAGAAGGCAGAGCTTGATCGTAAGGAGGGAAAAATAACTCAGGAAGAGTTAGAGGAAGCCACGAGAATTTATATTTTAACGGATCGCGTTTATAAAAAATTTCAGATGGAGAATCCTGATATACCTTTAAGAGTTCGATTTACATCTGATCCTCGTATAATTGGTAAAGACACACTGGGAAGTTACCACCCCGACACCAAGATGATTACATTCAACACAAGTATGGATTTAAGTACTCCAAACACTATTGACACTGCGTATCACGAATCTTTTCATGCTGCTAAACGGCTTCTCTTTACTCCCGAACAACAAGCTATACTAGATAAAGTTTTAACGATAGATCTGGCAAAACGAAATGGATGGCTTCATTCGTTAGAAATGCCCATCGAGGGTTATCGAGCAACGGCAGCTAAGATGAACGTTGAAGTAATAGATGAGGAAGGAAACGTAGTAAAAAGTCCTACTCCTCAACAAATCGCAGATGCGAGGCGAGACTTTCTAAATGAAGAAGCACAAGCATACATAGTTGGTAAGTGGGCAGCTGGTCGGAATATTGAAGGACTTACGCCTGAAGTACGTAGTTTGTTTACAATGTTAAGAGATTTTATGAGAATGCTGTATCGTAACTTTCAAGCAATTATTAAAAGAGATCCTTCTTTAAAAGAAGAAAAAGTTGACGATACAGAACAAGTACGGCAATTCTTACGAATGTTTACATCTGGGGAACTAGCTGCTGAAACGGGAAGAAGAGATGCTGTGGCTGCTGCTTCTCTTGCAACAGAATACATGCCACAAGATATGGATGCTGTGTTTAGAAACACTTTAAAGGCTATTAAAAGCGCATATGCATCAGATCCTGTTGTTGGACAAAACGCAAAGGGTGAAGATGTTTTAAGAGATATAAGTAATTGGGGAAGATTAGCTAGTCATCTTTCTTATATATCAGAAAGGTATCCTGTATTTAAAAAGTTTTATAACGGTGTTCAGCAACGAGTTGCTTCTCGTAACTCTATCAAACAGTGTGCGGAAATTCTATTAGAAAAAGTAGGAAACTATAATGGAATTTTTAGATTAAATGATCAAGAGTTTGCACAAGTTCAACAGTTATCAGCATTAGCTGACGAAACTATTACTGATCCTGAATTTACAGGTATTAATACAGATAAAGCTACAGTTAAATTGAGATTTACGCAAGGAGATCTGGATTATATTAAAAGTATGTATAAATCTTTAGATCGTTTTTATAAAGATACAGGAATTGACGAGAGTATTATTAAAGAAATAAAAGTACCACAGACTGATGGTACGACACAAATAGTTTATTCTGTTCAAATTACTGATCCTAAAATTGTAAATGCTTTTGCAGGATCAACACGAGCTATTACCTCTGTTCATAAAGATGTACATTTAGGATTGCTTCATAATCTTCTGAACTCAAGAGGATTAAAGGGAACTAAATTTGGAATCGAAACTGGATTAGGATATGACAGAGCTTTTTCAGATGTAACAACTCTGTTGAAGGCTATAAAAAGGAAGGGGCTTGCTACAGAAAAAAAAGGACAACTTGTTTTAGATAAAAAGAAATGGGATGAATACAGAGAAAGTGTAAAAGAGTTACCAGAAGGGGATAAACTTTTAAACGGTTTAGATCATCCTCAAGCACAAAGAATTTTATCTATTCTTCAGGTTCTAACAACAGAAGATAGGGCAGGTTATTTCCCACGTTTCAGATTTGGAGATAAGGCTGTTGCTGTCTACGAAGATACAATAGGTTTAGATCAAGAGAAAGATTATAGGTTGATACGGATGGAAGTAATTCCAGATAAAACAGTGGCAAGGATGGGAAACATTCCGGGAATAGGAGATGCTGCTAAGAGAAGAGTGGAAAAGAAGAGGCAAGAAAAAGTAAAGGAGTTACAAGCTGAATATTCCAACAAGTATAAAGTTATACCCTTAGATTTAACTTTGGATTCAAAACGAGGAGGGGCAGCAAATAGTCTCGTTATTCAAGCGGTTGGTCGAGTACAGGCGTTGGCTGAAATTGCAATGAAAGGTAAAGAGAATGTAATGGATAGCCCTGATGTTAAGAAATTTCTTGAATTAATTGAAAACGAATTGGCTATGACACGAGCCGAATCTTTAACACGGAAGCGTCGAAATATACCGGGTTATTTACATAGTGGTAACAATGATGGATCTTATTACAAAGAAGCTATTCAGGCTTATATTGATACAGGATCAAATGTGGCATCTTCACTTTATGAAGAACCAGCAATACTAGAAGCAATGGAGGAGATTAGACAAAGGGTTAAAGGTGGTGAAGATTCTAATCTATGGAAAGTAGCCAATCGTACATTTGAATATATCAATGATCCAAATAATGAAGCTGTAGCTTTACGTGGTTATGCGTTTCATATGTTCTTAGGATTTAATCTTTCGTCAGCAGTCATTAACTTAACGCAAACTGTTCAAGCTACATATCCTATCTTGGGATCTATAACGGGGATGGCAAAGGGAGCAGGTGATGTAGCAAAAGCAAACAAAGATGCTATTCGTTTATTGAAACACATGACTTTGGCTGATCGAAAAGATGCTCCTCGTGTTGGTAAATATGGGTTTGAATTCTTTACAACTGAAACAAGTGAAGATGGTATAACAAAAGTTATTGTTGATCCTTCTCGAAAACCTAAATGGATGAAAGAAGATGAGTTTTTATTTCTTGCTAATTTATTTAAACGAGGTGTTATTCAACCTATCCAGAACATGGATTTAGGATCTGGATTTTTATCTTCCCAATTAAAACCCGGCATGGCTAGAACAATAGCTGATTCATCAGGATTTGCGTTTGGTCTTATTGAAAACATGAATAGAATAACAGCTGCTCTTTCCTTTTATCGTGCTGCTAAGAGGGATAATGCAACTCCTGAAGGCCGTAAGAGATGGAATGCTTATGCGTCAACTACACGCTTTGGAGAAATGATTGAGGATAACTATGCTCAAGTTTCTCCTGTGTATGGATCTGTCCCTCAGACCCCGGTAAAAGTTTTAATTAAAAAATATAAGACACCCACTTTAACAGCCAACGAAAAAGATGCTCAATATGAGATGATGAATCAAGAACAGAAGTTAAATGGAACAACAGAAACACTTGATCCTAATGAAGTATGGGCAAGACAAATGGGAGAAATTGGAGTCGAAAAGACACAGTTCTTTATGGGTAAAGAAAACAGACCTCGTTTATTTCAAGGTCCAATTATGAGTGCGGTTACACAGTTTCAAAGTTTCATCTTTCAAATGATGGGTCTATACGCAACAGCAGTTAACAGGTCTTTAGGAGGGAAGATTGGACAGTTTGATCCTGAAGTCAGAGATGAAATTAAAAGCATGGCTCGTAAACAATTAGGTTTAATGACCATGACAATGATGGCGTTTGGTGGTGTTATGGGTCTTCCTTTTATGGAAAACATTAAACAGCTTATTAGATTTGTAAGTGAAAACTTTGACGAGGAAGTAGGAGAAGATATTGAACAAGGAGTACGGGAAGTCATTGGTCCTGTATTGGGATACAACGCTGCTGACATGGTGTTAAGAGGACTTCCAAGAGCATTAGGTATAGATATATCACGTAGATCAACTTATGGAGAGATAATCCCTTTACGGCTGGTGATGGGTGGTGATCCTTCAGATTTTACAGGTCCAGCTATTGCTAGAATTGTAGATCAAGTAGAGGGAATTAATACAGCGTTAGAGCGTGGTGATGGTTCTATTGAGAAAGTTTTAGGAGTAGCACAGAATTTAATTCCTGTTGCATTAGGGAATATGACACGGACTTTGTTTAATGAGCCTTCAAGCGGAACTCTGACACGTAGAGGACAACAGTTACTTCCAGCTGGTGCTTTATCCCCTTTCGCAAGTATGGCATCATTTATGGGATTTACACCTACAGAAGTGGCACGGGAAAGAGATAGAAGAGGATTAGAAAATTATTATAATTATCGTTCCAAGAACGGTAAAGATATGTACACAACTCGCATGGCTATCTCTTTAGGAAACTATATTCAATTTATGAGAAAAGGTAAAATAGGACCAGCTATGGATAACTATAGACGGTTCTTAAAAGATTACTTACATGTCTCAAACCATGATCTAGCTAATCAAGCTTATCCTTCAAGACAGTATAATATTAATCCTAAAACACCATTGAATCGTGCAATTAGAGCCGTATATGGACAAGGAACAGGACCAAGAGTACGGAAAGCTGTGCGTCCTGAAATCGTACGTGGAGTACAACAAGGATCTATTCCCCCAAGTCAGAAACAAGCTTGACATATTAATAGTTTCTTCCTATAACTACTAATATGAAACATCCAATTAATGTATATATCGGCTATGACGCTCGTGAGCATTCAGCGTATGAGGTCTGTCGCCACTCGTTGCTGAAGTTTAACAATGAAGACTTCAGTGTAAAACCAATACCCTTAAAGCATCAAGACCTACGTGACTCAGGTTTATTTGAAAGGCGATGGGTTATTGACGAAGACGGTCAATACTGGGATGAAGAAGATGGAAAAGGATTTTCTACTGAGTTCTCCCATACCCGTTTCTGTGTTCAAGAGTACGCAACAAAAGTAAAGAAGCAAAGCGGATGGACTATGTTTGTTGACTGCGACTTCTTATTCCGTAAACCTGTTCGCAATCTCTTCAATTTAGTAGATGACAAATACGCCATGATGTGTGTAAAGTTTAACTGGACTCCTACTAATTCTGTCAAAATGGACAATAAAATCCAAAGCTCATATCCTCGTAAACTTTGGTCATCTTTAATGCTGTGGAATCTGGATCATCCGTCTAATGAAAAGATGGATTGGATTAGGTTAAACAATGCAGAAGGAATACACTTGCACACGTTAAGCTGGTTGAAGGATGAAGAGATAGGTGAGATACCTCCGACATGGAACTACGTTCCTAAAGTATCTAAAGAAGAATCTGATCCTGCTGCTGTTCATTTCTCAGAAGGTGGCCCGTGGTTCAAAAATTACGAAAACGTAGATTTTGCAGATGAATGGTGTAAGGAAGAAATGAAAGCTATGTATGAGAGATGGACATCATTGAGAGTAACTATAGAAAGACATAATCTACCATGAGTATAAACGTTGTTACCAGTTTCCATCCCAAAGCTTGGGATCTATATGCTAAAGAATTTCTAACTTCATTTGAAGAGAAGTGGGATAAAAAGATACACCTGTCTGTGTATTATGACGGGGGTGAACTGCCTGAAGACAAGGTAGAAAGTGATCGTATATCATACTTTAAATTAGAGAAAGACAAAGAGTGGGCTGACTTTCAGGAAACATACGGGGAGAATAATGGAAGACCTGAAGGATACGAAGAAGTACAGGAGTGGCCTCCAAAGAACTTTGTACAGGATGATACTTATAATTATCGTATGGACGCAGTAAGGTTCTCCCATAAAGTATTTGCTATAACAGGGGAAGCGAAACGTTTAATACATATTGCCCATAAACAAGCTATAGGAATGGGACACAACCCAATCAATACAGATATAGGACATCTGGTCTGGCTGGACTCTGACTCTAAAACAAAAAAGAATATCTCATACGATCAAGCATCTGATATGATTTGTACAGGAGATAACATAGAACTGGATGAGATCTCTCATTTAGGTCGAACAGCCATTGACTATAGCTGTACATCTTTTATTACTTTTAATCTTTCTAGTGTCCGGGTACAGGAATTTCTCAGTGACTTCAGAGGTTTGTATGTAAGCGGTGAGTTGTTTGGTTATCGTGAATGGACAGACGCATTTGTGTTTACTCGTTTACTTACGATGTATACCATTCATGGGTTAAAGGTAAACAATATATCAGAAGGGTGTAAGGACTTAGATGCTTTTGACATTGCACCTATTGGTAATTATATGGTTCATAATAAAGGGAATCAGAAAATTACAGGTGAGCTTCCCCCTGATGTAGATGGTCCTCAACGTAACTCTATGATCCCTAAGATCCTCTCTCATTATAAGTTTGAAAACATATTAGAGATTGGAACGTGGAGTGGTGCAAGAGCTATCAAGATGGCTTCAGGTTTGTTTGATGCGGGAGTAGAGAAGGTACACTATACAGGGTTCGACTTGTTTGAAACTGCTACGCCTGAAGATGACGAAGAAGAAAAGAATGTTAAGAAACATTACAGTGAAGAAGAAGTTAAAGACTTTTTGTTCAACTTCTCTGAGACTGCTGCCAAGAATGGTAAGATATTTACTTATGCTTTGTTCAAAGGCAACACTCGTGAGACTTTAAAAATCTTAAAGAATAAAGATTACTGCAACACGCATAACATCAAGCCTCAGTTTGCCTACATAGATGGTGGTCACAGTGTTGACACAATTCGATCTGACTACAAAGCTTTGAAGCATCTTCCTGTTATTTTATTTGATGACTTCTACACACCAGATCCTGAGACACAGCAGTTGCCTGATCTTAAAAAGTTTGGGTGTAATGAGATCTTCGAAAACGACGTAAAGAAATCAGCACTTAAAGATGTTATTCTTACTAATGACAGGATCATGGGTGGGGGTATTACAAATCTGGCTATCGTAGTTTCCGATAAGAAGATAGGTCTGCCTCCAAAGATGACACCAGATCGTGTTCCAATTCGTGTCAGTCCTCAAGACTGTATGCCGAAAGAACATATTAAAAATAATATTGAAACCAACACTCCGAAGATGAAAAGATGGATCAACGAAAAGGGACAGATCAACTGGGAGAAAGTTGTCGTTGCGTCAGCTGGTCCTTCATTGGTAGATTATCTGGATGAAATAAAACAGAAGCAGGAAGCAGGGGCAAAGGTAGTATGTGTTAAACATTCTTTACCCACCTTAGTTAAACATGGAATTATTCCTTACGCCTGTACTATCTTAGATCCTCGTTCCATAGAAGGAGAATCAACACATGGCGTGTTGCGTAAGAGTCTGTTTGACAACGTACCTGAAGAAACATTTATGTTTGTGGCAAGTATGACAGATACAAGTGTGCTTGACTTTCTAATGACAAAGACAGAGAACATCGTAGGGTTCCATGCGTATTCAAACGCTGTTGCTAAGTATGAATTCTTGGCAGGGCAGTATCTTATAACAGGCGGTACTTGTGCAGCTACCAGATCGGTTGGGATATTCCATACGATGGGGTTCCGTAACTTCGATCTTTACGGATTTGATTCATGTTTAACGGAACGGCCTGAGAACTACAAAGAGAAACGGGAAGATGGTGCGCCTTTATTTATGAACGTTGGAATTGAAGATGGTAGTCCTGATGCTGAAAAGTTCTGGACAACGGGAGAGCTTCTCGCGTTAGCGCAAGACGTAGAACAAATGCTTGACAGTGATGTGTTAGATCTTAATATTGATATTCATTGTGGTGGTTTGGTAAACGCAGTCTGGAAAGATCGTTTAGGAAAAGGCTACAAGAAAAGAAGGTATGATGAAATCATTGGACAAAAGGAGTAAAGAGAATATGAAGAGAATAATTTTTAGTATAGCTTTAGTTTTATTAGTGGCAGCGTGTTCAAGAGGACATGATGGTGGTGAGTATGTATGGATAGGTTGTCATGTCGTACACACAAATCCAGCTGATTGTAAAGACTATCCCGGCTCAGATAGATGTGTCTATGCTTTTGGTCCTGAAGGAGATAAGAAAGTAGGAGAGAAGATTTATTTTAAACAGTTAAGAAAAGGTCAGGATAGATACGGACCTATCGGAAAGATAGCAACTGCTCGACCCTGTAAAGAAGGGGAATAACATGAGCGATGGAGATGACAACATTTTAAATTTTCCAACATCACCTACGATTCAGAATATATCTTCAGTCCTTAATGATCAAGAACGGGAAGAGAAAAGGAAATCAGCGATCACCTGTTTGGAAGATGCGATTGTTTCGATAGAGAACAATGAAAACTTAACAGGTGTCGTGTGTCTTATGTTCGAACATGATAATATAATGCATGATACAATGGGTGGAGATGTCAGTGCGTCTATGTTATATGTTATGTTGGATAAACTGAAGAAAGATGTAATGAAAATTATATGTGATACGATAGGATACGGGGAAACGTAAAGATGTTTGGATTAGCAGAATCAGTAATTGGTGTAGCAGGAAAAGTTCTGGATAAGTTTGTTGAAGACAAGGATCTAAAAACAAAACTGGAATCAGAACTAAAGTCTCAAATCATATCGTTAGACTTGGCTCAAGCACAAGCGAATATAGAACAGGCGAAACATCCCTCCATTTTCGTAAGTGGAGCTAGGCCGTCTATCATGTGGATATGTGCTTTTGGTCTTGGATGGCAGTTTGTATTCCAACCCATAGCAATTTGGATCGTCGCTCTATCAGGATCAGCAATAGCTCTTCCAGATATTCAAACGGAAGGTCTGCTCACTTTAACACTTTCGCTGTTAGGATTGGGTGGAATGCGTAGTTTCGAAAAATCTAAGGGTGTTCAACGCAATAACATGCGATCCAAGTAAATTCTGTCCACATAGAGAGCCGTACATAGCAAGTAAGGGGGTATCTTGGACCTTACCTAGCCCAGAAATACCAATTCCTCTGAGATCTTCTTAAAACAGCGTACAAAAGAAATCGTCTATTGAAGGGTATCTAACTCTTCTTGCAGTCGATCTATCTGTGATTTAATGGTATGTGTCCTCACCTGCCGTCGATCTGCTTCGATTATGGAATGAATTTCTTCTTGTGCTTCTTCAGACAAAGCTGAAATGTCGATCAGGTTTCGGTGGGGAACATGAGTAAGTTTACCCACGTCATAATTATTTCTGTAATAGAACATTGTGCTTATTTAACCTCATTGTTTAAGCGTTAAAATCTGAGAACCTTTAAGTTAAGCATTCTCAACTTATTCTACAATAAACAATTATTCGTTTTAATACAAGAGAGTAAATAAGTTAATAAACCATTTGCAAAAATAGCAATGGATACAGCATTGATAATGATCAACGCCCTGTCATTCCAAACTAAACCCACAATTAACCATCCCCCTACCCCAATCAAATGAAAGAACAAATTAAGAGGATAGATATTGTGGGTTGTTAATAACATTCCAATGAGAAGAATAACAGAAGAAACCCATTTGATATACCAATCTTTGGTATGAGTTGGGGTGGTCTTTTCCATCATGCTCCACATGTCCCACCATTACCTGTGATGTCACAGATATCGTGAGTCTCTACGGATTCTTCGAACTCTTCTCCAAGTTTGTCGAAGGCTTCGGAGTAGGAGACTCTGGTGAGAGGCTGACCACCGCGACTACCGTTAGGATACACAGTGAAACCGCGAAGGTTATGAGAGTACGTTGCGAGTACCCCGGCAAATTTTTCCACCATATCATCATTGTTTAATTTACTCCCCCATTCAGGTAAGTTAATAGTTGAGCTAATAGACATATCAACATACTGTTGTACATCCGCTTGAAACTTTATCCTCCTTTCATAATCTTCTGCCAAGTCTAAAGCAGTTTCAATCTTATCTGGATTAGTTCCATATACCTCCATCATTTCTACCGCAGCTGAATCAACAACATACTGGTAGTGCCACCTGTTACCATTCTTCAGATACCGTCGTTTATAAGCTACTGCAAATATAGGTTCGATTCCTGTTGAGGTTCCTGCAAGAATCCCAATACTTCCAGTAGGAGCTATTGCTCTATTGGCAACAGGGATAGTTAATGATAATTGATTAGCAAATTCTTTTGATGTTTTGTCACTTACTCCTTTATAAATGTTTAACCAACTGTGAAGTTCAGGAGTTACTTCATAACGGTAGCTATTCTTTAACAACCATTCATGGACTCCCATGATACCAAGTCCAAGTCTCCTATTCTTTTCCCTTATGTCATAAACTTTTTCATAAGGAAGTTTAGCTTTTAACGTACCACAAATAAGAAACTTAGTAGCTAGTTCTACGATGTCTGCTAGTTCAGTGGCACTATCAATACGAGCAAAATTAATACTGCCCAGATTACACACGTCGCTATCATCCGCTGACGAAACTTCCGTGCAAGCGTTCCGTAAGGTTTCGTTTTCTTTGTCAAAAAAGTTGAACGAAAATCCCGGCTCTCCAGTTCGAAGTGCCTGACCCACGTTAGTCCGAAACACATCTCCTACTTCTCCTGTTTCTAAATAATTTAATAACCACTCCGTGTCATAGTTAACACTTATGTTTGTCATGTCTAAAGGTGCAGGGAAATTAAAATCTTGTTCCTTTATATCAGCGTAGGACATACCGCTTTTAGGAATAGGGTTGCCGTTTTCATCATAGTCGGGAGTTCCAACTGGCATACGATGCCAATCTTTAGCAATAAGAAACTCATTGATGTCCTTATGTTTCCAGTTTAGACTAGCATAAATAGCCGACCTACGCGACCCCCCTTGCATAACTCTTCTACCTATTTCATTAATCATTTGCATCTTAGGAATAGGCCCAGAAGCTGTACCACCCGTTCCTCTTAGGGTTTCACCTGCTCCTCTGTACACAGAATAGTCAATGCCTATACCACCGCCCGTCATTAAACAGGACTCAGTTTTCCATGACAGGTTCGCCCAATCTTCCCGTGTATCTTCTTCAGCCTTTAAAAGAAAACAATTATTAAAAAACTTATTCTCTCGTCCAGCATAGTACAGGTATCGACCACCGGGAATAAACTTTAAGTCACTGATTATATTAGTTAATTCATTTATGTCATCAGATGACAGATAATTCTCACACACATCAGTGGCTAATGTTCTAGCCAGATCAGTCCACGTTTCGCATCCGTCGTGTTGATATTTCTGTTTGAATATCTTTTCACTGAAGATGGAACGGAACATAGGGTTTTCATTACTACGCCATGTAGACATAATTTCTCTCCTTAAAAAATAAAAAGTTATAAACTACAGACTGCCCATTTTCTCACTTAAAGTACTACGGACAACCCATATATGACTGTTACCCATAACTTCTCGTTCAGACCAGATGTCAAAATCAGTGAAGCCACGATCTCTATAATACCTTTTAATGTTATCTATTAAAAATTCAGTCTTCTTACGAGAGTCAAGATAATTAAATTTTGGTTTGGGGTGGGCCTTCACTTTCTTTTACCTTCTTAATTAATAAATTTAAATAAAACTCAGACTTTTCTAAGTCCTGAACTGGATGTCCTTTGTAAGTATATCTCCATAAGTATTTAAGAATGTTACCTTTTAAATATCCACAGAATTCTTCTGGTTCCATGCTTGCTTCAATAGCACAGATAGCTTCGATGTTCTTTCTGTTGTAATGTGGTGGTTGATTAACCATGTCCACCATGTTTTCATCTTGTGACATATTTCTCTCCTTTATGTCTTGCTTGAGTTTAAAAGAATATTAATTCTTCGGTAAGTAAATTCTCGTTCACCTGCCATTATTAATTTAAAATAACGTCTGGCATAATCAGGATCAATTCCTGCTAACTCGCATATAGGTTCAAATGTAGATGCTGTTACACACTCAGGAACAGTAAACCATTTAACAGCACAGTCTCTATTGGCAACAGCAGTACGAGGTTCTCCTTCATACTCTGGTTTGGTAGCATCAAGTAATGACTGTAAAAATACTGCTATAAACATAACTCTTTCTGGACTGCTCCTCTCTAATGCTTCTTCACTTTCGTTAAAGATGTACTGACTTGAGAATGTATTCCATGCTCCTTCTGTTTCATCTCCAATAAGAATAGGGTCCGTATCTTGAGCCGACGAAGATACGGTGATCGACTGACTCCACTGTTCTTTTTTTACATTGGTTCGCTTCTTCATTTATCCAACTTTCTGGAATAGTATCCCTAGCCCACAGAAATCTGTGGTTTGTGGCCCACGTACCTAATGTCGTAGGACTATTCTTTCTTATCTTTACATCAGCATCCATAAAAATGAACCGAATGTCAAGATGGGGATTACTACTTCTTACAAAAATCATTTTCTTTCTGTCTTTTAAAGGGAACCATCCTTTACATTCTATACATATACCATTGTCGAGAACGATGTCAGGTGTGTATCTTTTGTATGACTCAGGAACAATGTAATCAATCTTGTGTGGCTCATATTCTCCTTTATGATTACGGTCTAACAGATCATTCCATACCATCTCTTCAAACTTAGATCTAAAAACCGGGCGTGAGTTCTTCGACATTTGGAAGTTTCCTTACTTCAGTTAAATAACGAGTGCCATTAGCATACATGAACCCTCGTAAACCATGACCATCATTAGCATCTTCCCAACAATCAAATTTAAAACGACAATAACTACATCCACTTACTAACTTCATGTTACCAGACTGACCATCAGGTACAGGGTCATAACATTTCTCAGGTGGCGTGTCTTTAGATAACGCTTCTCTTAAAGATTTAATTCTTTCTTTAGCATTAATCATTTCCATACGGTGAAGAGGCATTACAGTTACTTCACCTGTCTGTTTATCTATAACAATAAAGGCTGTCTCTTGATCGTCGTGTTTAGTGGCGTAAGCAGACATCTGACCTATGTATCCAAATGGATCATCGTCTATAAGTCTTTGATTTTTAAACTTACTAAATGATCTGCCTGACGCAGATTTAAAATCTACCAGAACACCATCAACTCTTGCATCTTGGTGTCCTTTAATCCCTTCAAGATCATGTTCTTCTTGTTGGTCTTCTACTGAATGACCTGACATTTTAAGAAGAAGGACAAGAAGTTCTTCCAACATATGACCATACAAAAATTTAAGACGAAGGGCGTACGGCAGGGGTTCTGGATCTCTATGTGATTCATACCAAAGCTGACGCGCAGGTTTGCCTATGTTAGACATCCGTAAAACAGTTCTGTTCTCCTCGTC